AAGGAAAAGCCCCGAGGCTGGAAGTTCTGGAAGCAACCAGGCGGCGTCATTGAGGTTCCCGCGGACGACCTGCCGGACAACCCCGAGGCCAACGACCATATGCTGGCTGCCGGCAAGTGGTGGAAGACCAACCCGGCCGCAGAGAACATCAACAACCTCCCCGCCGGCTACTACCAGCAGATGCTGCCCGGCAAGAACCTGGACTGGATCCGGTGCTATGCCGCGGGCCAGTACACCTACGTCCAGGAAGGCAGACCCGTCTGGCCCGAGTACGACGACGCCACCATGAGCGGTGAGACCGAGGTCGAGCCTGGTGTACCCATCCAGGTGGGCCTGGACTTTGGTCTCACCCCTGCAGCCACCATCGGGCAGAGACTCCCCAACGGCCGCTGGCTGATCCACCACGAGATCGTGACCTTCGACATGGGCCTCGAGCGGTTCGGCCTGCAGCTGCTCGCAGAGCTCAACCAGCGATACCCCAACCACCAGGTCATGCTCTGGGGTGACCCAGCCGGTATGGCGAGAGACGCGATCTATGAGGTGACCGCGTTCGATTTCTTGCGAACCTTAGGATTGAAGGCGCAGCCTACGGCATCGAATGATTTCAAAGTCAGGCGAGAGGCCAGCGCGGCACCGATGCAACGACTGGTGATGGGTAAGCCAGGATTGATCGTCAATCGTTCCTGCAAGCTCCTCAGGAAGGCTCTAGGAGGCGGGTACTTCTACAAGCGTGTCTCGATCGGCTCTGGGCAAGAAAGGTACAAGGACAGCCCGAATAAGAACCAGTTCTCTCATATCGGGGATTCGTTCCAATACCTGATGCTGGGTGGCGGCGAGTACAACCGGATGGTGCGGAAAAGCAACATGGCCGGTGCTCCGATGGTTCATCAGACCACTGCCAGTGCGGACTTTGACGTGTTTGCTTGACAGCCTGCGGAGCGTTTGGCTAGTGTACGAAGCGTTGGCGTGAGAACCGACAAGACCGCTTAGTGTTACCTCCGCCCTGGCCTCTGGTCAGGGTTCTCACCGGGGGTAGCCCTAAGCGGTTTTTCTTTTGGTGCCACGCCAACCGGGAACGGGGGCCATTAACCCAGCCCTCGAGAAGGTTGACGCGACCGACTCGGATAAACGTGGCGAATCGGGTGGTGCTTCAGTAGCGCAAGCGAACGGGGCCAGTTGCTCGGGGTGGACGGGAAACCGGAAGCCAGCCTAGATAAACCAGAGCGTCTGATGACTGCGATACCACGAACCCTCGCAGTCAAAGAACACCCCCCCACGGGTGAGGTTCTATTGGGGGGCTGACTACCTACCGAGTACCGATACCGTACCGATACCGCGCTCTTCCTGTGGTGTCCAACATCCAATAGAATGGTCTGCATGATCGACATAGATCTGCAGATCAGGCATCACTTCTCAGCTGGGTTGTATGCGAGACAGATGATGCTGCCGCGGGGTCACTTTGCGGTGACCCACGCGCATCACTATGACCACCTGTCGATACTGGCGAGTGGTGAAGTGACGGTCGAGGCAGACGGTGTCGAGAGGCAATACAAAGCGCCGGCCGTGATCACGATACCAGCAGGGGTGCATCACCGGATCGAGGCGCTCGAGGACGCGGTCTGGTTCTGTGTTCACGCAACGAGTGAGACAGACCTGGATCGGATAGACGAAGTGCTGGTCAGGAGCGACTGATGCCATTCTTGATTGCTGGAGCGATTCTTCTGGGGACGGCCTACCAGGCCAACCAGGCACGCCAGGCCAACCGTGCAGCGCGTGAGCAGCAAGCGATCCAACTGCAGCAACAGGAGCGTGATGCAGCCGCCATGCGCGAGGCAATCTCCCAGCAGACTGCCACCTACGGCCAGCAGGCTGCAGCACTCCAGACGCAGGCTGAGACCGCCCGGCAGGCCTTCCAGGCTAGCCAGCTCCAGTATCAAGAGAACAAGCTCTCGATGGAGAACAAGGCCCGCGAGGTGCAGGCCGCTGCAGACGAAGAGCGCCGCCGTGCTGCGGCTGCTGAAGCGTCGGCCCTCAAGGCCCGGACGCGAGGCGGCAGACGATCCCTCCTCTCGCAAGAGCGCCTCACGCCAGAGCTTGGCGTCACCGGCCCGCAGCTGGGCACCGGGATGATGCTCTGATGGCTACTCAGCTGCCACAGTTCGCGCAACGCGCTCTGCGTCGCAAGACCGGCAGCATCGATCGTCTATCTACTCAATTCCGAAAAGACATTGAGTCGCTGACTGGCAAGCAGGAAGCAGCACTCGCGCAGTACCAGGCCGGCGTCAAAGAGCAACTGAAGCCCTTCGAGGCTGCCAAGGCTACCTACGAGACGGTGAGCTTCCCCGCGTATGAGTCGCAGGTGGCGGCCTACAACGAACGGTTGAAGGCCTACGAGAGCGAGCTTGCAGCCGTGAAGGCGAGCCCTACTGTGACCAAGACGGGCTACTACCAGGAGCGGGTTCCGCGCTTTGGTCTGTTCGGCCTGGCGGGCTACACCACCGAGACCCGCAGCTACGAGTACGAAGAGCCGAAGCCGCTGCCGACCTTTACTGAACAAAAGCCGACAGCGCCGAAGGCACCGACCGCACCGACGATCGCAGCGTTCGACACCAGCGCGTTTGAGACTGAGCGCAAGGGTCTGGAGTCTGGTCTGCAGCGTGAGCTCGGTGAGCGCCGCGCCGCCAGGCTGGCGGCAGTGTCCCGTCGCAGCCGCAACATGCTTGCAGGAGCGTAACCATGCCCGGTCACTACGGATCCAAAGACGACAAGATGAAGGCCAAGGTCGCGAAGGTGATGCGCGAGTACAAGGCCGGCAAGTTGAAGAGCTCGAGCGGTGACAAGGTCACCAGCCGAGACCAGGCCGTGGCCATTGCGATGTCTGAGGCGGGGTACAAGAAGAAATGAAAGTCGAGATCGAGATCGAGTCGAACGGCAAGCACGGCGAAGAGATGAAATCCATGAAGCAGACGGCCTTCCAGAAGAAGGTTGCTCAGATGATGGCAAAGCGTGCCGGGCGCAGTAAGCCCAACGAGCACGAGATGAAGATGGCAGCCGAGCTCGAGAGTGAGCTCGACGAATACGGATCAAAGAAATGAAAGAAGTCTGGGACAAGCCGCGGCCGAAAGGCCTGGGAGAGCCGAAAGAGCTCTCGCCGATGCAGAAGAAGGCCGCGCAGATGATGGCCAAGAAAGCAGGACGGCCCTACCCAAACCTGGTCGACAATATGCGGGCAGCACAAAAAGGAAAATGACATGGCGCAACTACCCTTCCCCACCACGCCAGACTCATGCGCGATCGGCGCAATTGCGATCACGCCTGCAGACAGCGACCTGGCGGCACCCGTGCGTGCGCTCTACGTTGGCGGCAGCGGCAACGTGAAGATCACTGACGCGCTCGGCAACGCAACCACCTTCAACGCCGTGCAGGCTGGATCAATCCTGCCGGTGACCGCGGTGCGGGTCTGGTCGACCGGTACGACCGCCACCAGCATCGTCGGCCTGGTGTGACGTGTTTCTCGGCATCAATCTCAGGCTAGGCCGGTTCGGTGGACTCGGCAACGGGATCGAATTCCCGGCGGTGCTGCAGCTGGAAGACGGCGGCGGCATCCTGCTTGAGGACGGTGGCTACATCCTCCTCGAGAGCACCGACTACCTGTCCTACAACGTCGAGCTCGAGGATGGCGGCAATGTGCTGCTAGAGGATTCGTCCTATCTGCTGTTTGAGAACGACGAATCGCTGTTCACCAACCTTGAGTTCGAGGACGGGTACGACGCCCTACTTGAGGATCTTGACCTTCTACTTTTGGAGAGTTGACCATGACTGACAAAGCCGTATCCGCACTCACGTCTCTGACGGGTGCCAACGCCGCGACCGGCGACCTGCTGTACATCGTTGACATCAGCGAGGCTTCTGCTGCAGACCGCAGCAAGAAGATCACCGCGCAGGAACTGCAGAACTACATCAAGGCGTTCCCCGCAACGCTCGGCGTCGGCGGTGCCACGCCTGCAGCATCGGGTGCTGGTGTT